CAGCGCAATTTTTTTTCACGGGTCTGGGGCCTTCCGACTCTGGGCCGATCCCGTTTGACAATTCTGTATCGCTTGTGTAGTGTAAACTGAGAGGATTTTATCATGGCAGGTAAAGGACCACCACCAACACCAACAAACATTCTTAAATTGCGCGGTAGCTGGCGAGCAGATGAGCGAGCAGATGAACCGCAGATTCTACCCTGCATTCCAGACGCTCCCGATTGGCTGCCGGAAGAGTGTAAGGTCGATTTCACCAAGACGGCGAGGGAGTTAGATAAGAGCAGATTGATAGGTGAGATAGACGCGGAGTGCTTAGCTACACTAGTTTATTTTCGTTATCGTTTTCATATTGGCGTTGCCGAATTGGAAGGATCTGGACACGTGATTGAAACAATGAAAGGAGATATAAAGGTAGCTCCTGAACTCAAGGCATTGATAGAGATTGCAAATCACATCGACAAACTATCAAGACTGTTTGGTATGTCGCCAAGTGCTCGCGCTGGATTGAGCCCTGTTATGGGCAAGAAGAAACAGAAGGAACAAGGTTTAGGAAGCTTCCGAGCTAAAGAGGCATGAATCCAGAGCTAAAGAAAGCCCTTCAAAGCTTACCTGGTTATGACCCATTTAATACCGATAAGGACTGCTGGTATTTTGACGAAAAAGTAGCTTGGCACTCGGTGGACTTCGTTCAGAAATACGCTACGCATGTAAAGGGTGCTTTAGCCCGTAAGCCACTAGAGCTATCAGAGTTTCAGATCGTTACAATGTTGAATCTGTACGGCTGGCGGCACAAGGAAACCGGACGTAGACGATACAGGCAGGCGTTCATTCTAGTACCGCGCAAAAATGGAAAGTCAACCTGGCTTGCCGGATTGTGTTTATACTCCCAAGCCGCTGACCCACTTAGGGACTTAGGCGGTGAATTGTATTGCGCGGCAACAGAACGAGAACAGGCGGCGTTGGTATTTGACCAGGCTAAAAATATGGTCCTTCAGAATGAGGAACTCAATAGCCTATATAAGATCTATCAAAGAGCGCTGGTTATCGAAGATGACGCTAGCAGCTTCAAGCCGATATCAGCAGATGCAAAATCAAAGCACGGGTTCAACTCAAGCTTTATCTGCTATGATGAAATCCACAGCGCAAAAGATAGAGAGCTGTACGATGTGTTAGACACAAGTACTGGTTCACGTGAAAACCCGCTATTCATTGTCATCACAACATCCGACTACAATAGACCAAGCATTTGTAATGAATTACAGGACCGTGCCGAGAAAGTACAACAAGGAATCATTAAAGACGACACCCTGCTACCCGTTATTTATAAGGCCGAAATTTCCGACGACTGGACCTCCCCGGAAGTTTGGGCTAAAGCAAACCCCAATCTGGGAACCAGTGTCAGCCTTGAGTACATGCAGCAGAAATGTAAGAAAGCCCAAGACACCCCAAGCTTTGAAAACACCTTCAAGAGACTTCATTTGAATATCAAAACGGAGCAAGCTGTCAGATGGATACCAATGGACAAATGGGACGAGAACAATGGAGCCCTGGCGGATTTGACCGGTCGCAGATGTTACGCTGGTTTAGACCTCTCAACTACAACTGATATCACCGCCTTAGCATTAATCTTTCCCGACGATGAGGGATGCTATGACGTATTGATGTATTTCTGGTGTCCGTCAGAAACTGCTTATGAGAAAGAGAAGCGCGACGGAGTGCCTTATACACAGTGGATCAGAGACGGATTTATGGAAGGCACCGAAGGGAACGTCATTGACTATGACATTATCAGAAAGCGGATTAACGAAATCACCCAATATTATCCAATTGAAGAGATCGCTTACGACCCATGGAACGCCACTCAGTTAGCAAATCAGCTCCACGAACAAGACGGAATACCAATGGTACAGTTCAGGCAGGGATTTGTATCAATGAATGAGCCGTCCAAGGCACTTGAAGCACTGGTGGTAGGGGGGTCATTGAGGCATGGAGACAACCCTGTTCTGCGGTGGATGGCCTCAAATGCGAGTATTAAGAGTGATCCAGCCGGGAATATTAAACCAGCTAAAGACAAATCTACTGGAAGAATTGATGGAATTGTTGCTTTAATTATGGCAATTGGACGGGCTACTTGTAACACTGGAGATAGTTTATCTGGTTATGAGGATGATATACCAATTGAGATTAATATATAAAATGCTTGCATTCTCTTGCGATGAGGCATGTTAGAGCGATGAAGCCATTGGGTTTAGTACTTATATGTGCTATTCACGCAGCAGCGTATTCTCTTGTAGTTTACGGCGGTGAAAATATATATAATGGGTTGGGGTGGATGGCTGCCGGAATCATGCTTTATATCGAGGTTAATACATAATGGGCTCGCTATCCACCCTTATAACTCATTTGTTCATGGGCTCAGATAGTACAAGCACATTTAATCGACCGGAAGCATGGCTTGTTAATGGATTTGGTGGATCAAAAACAAAATCAGGAATTACAGTTGGTACAGAAAAAGCCAAGACTATAGCGGCAGTATTCGCATCCATTAGAAATATTTCAGAAGACCTCGCAAAAATACCTCTCAAAGTTTATGGACGAACAGATCGAGGCAAATTAGAAAATTCAACAATTCCAGCCGCAAGAGTTATTGCAAATCCCAATAGTGACTTAACCGCTTTTAGTTTCCGCGAATCATTAACTGCTTTATGTTTGGGGTGGGGAAATGGTTTTGCAGAAATTGTCAGAGATGGATCGGACAGACCATCTTCATTAGAGCTAATACATCCTAGCCGAGTCAAGCCAGTGAGAACCAATGACGGTTTGGTCTATGAAGTCCACGCTGGCGATATAGACATATTTGGACTAACTGGTCAGAATGGTAGCGTTATTCCAATTCCACAAAGAGATATGATCCACATAAGGGGTCATGGCGATGATATTCTAGGCAAGTCAGTTATCCAGATGGGTGCTGAATCTATGGGAATTGCTTTAGCTGCACAGCAGCAAGCGGCGTCATTTTTCGGAAAAGGCATGTCTCCTAGTGGTATGTTTGTTTATCCCGAAAAGCTGGACGAGAAAGCTAGAACCAATTTACGCGAGTATCTTCAAAAAACATATGGCGGCAGTGAAAATGCCGGTAAACAACTAGTCCTTTGGGGCGGGATGCAGTATCAGCAAATAAGCGTTTCACCCGAAGACGCACAATTGCTAGAATCACGTGTTTTTCAAAATCAAGAAATTGCACGATGGTTTAGAATTCCATTATCAAAAATACAAGACACCTCTAATGCTACATACTCGAACGTAGAACAAGAATCACTTCAGTATGTTACTGACACATTGCATGCATGGGCCGCCCGCATAGAACAAGAATTTCAGCGCAAGCTATTCCTTAAATCTGATACTAAACACTTTGTAAAACACAAGTTACAAGCACTCGTTCGCGGAGACATGAAGACACGCGGCGAGTTTTATAAATCGTTATTCAATATGGGCGCGATCACTCCTGACGAGATTCGTTCTCTCGAAGAAATGAACACCATTGGCAGTGATGCGTCAGAATCTTTATATTTGCAAGGCGGCATGAGTACGATTGAGCACATTCACGCGGGTGACAACCTTAAGAGTGCGAATGTTCCACGTGGAACAGACGACGATGAAACAACAGACACAGAAGGCGACGACGTGGATGAAGAAAAGGCCAGCGTGCCAGATGGTATGAAATCAGCTATGGCCGGACTTGTTGAAAGATGCTTAACCCGTCAGCACCGAGCATGTGCTAATTCTAAGAAGCAAGACCAAAAGGCACACGCAGAATGGTCTAAAGGCTTCTTCCTGAAAGAGCGTACAATCATGGAAGGTGCCCTAGATAATGTATTTGCAGAGATTGGCGGGCAGGGCGCAGAAGATGCAAAGTATATGATTAAAGAACATTGTAGAGACAGCGCCGCACGCGGAGAGCCAGCAAATACGGTGAATGAACTGACAGACCAACTACTTGGAGCCTTATATGGCTGATATTATGCCCCTACCTGAATCATGGCAGCCACGCTGTCTCTCTAATCACCTTGGAACGTGGCTGTATGAACCCACTCGATTTGAACAGGCAATGAACATGTATCGCAGTGGTCAACTCGTAGCGGCATCTGGAAATCAAAAAGTCGAAGTTCCATCACTGCACAGAGCTGGAGATATCGGAATAGTTCGCTTAAGTGGTTCACTGATGAAAGCCGAATCTAAGTACGGTGGTACATCTACTGTTAATGCACGCGCAGCACTCCGCGCAGCGGCTCAAGATAAAGACATTAAAGGTATTATGTTGTACGTTGATGAAAGCCCTGGTGGTCACGCATCAGGCACAGCGGAATTGGGATCTGAGATACGCAGAGCAGCCGCAGTCAAACCCATGCGGGCACATGCTGACGATTTAGTGGCTAGTGCGGCTTATTGGGCATTCTCTCAAGCGCCAGCAGGCACACTATCAATGAATGAAATGGGCGAGGCTGGTTCAATAGGTGTCTATGCAGTCGTAGCAGATACTTCAAAAGCAGCCGAACAACAGGGCATTACCTACCATGTCGTTAAGTCTGGCGATCAGAAAGCAGACTTTGCTCCAGGTGTTCCAGTTTCAAAAGAGGCACTTGGCAGACTTCAGGCCGATGTTGACCGCATGCACAACGCTTTTGTATCAGCAGTGTCCGAAGGACGCCAAGCAGACCAAAAAGATATAGCAAAATTAGCCACAGGCCGGACTTATTCAGCCGAAGAATCACTAAAAAATGGTCTTATTGACGGCATCATGTCCTTTGAAGATGCTATGAGCTTGCTTCAAGAAGATATTGCGTCAAAGCGTGTAAGTGCTGATAGGGAAAGGCGTAATAGGGCAAGAATGACACGCATAAGTATTGAGAAAAATAGAATTCTATAAAAGTTATTGACTTGGAAAAAACATCACTAAGAATCGCACACGTAACATTTAATTAATTTAACTGGCCATATACTTCTGAGAAAGTCGGCCCGCAATCACAAATTCTGTGATATGGGGTCGGCTTATTTTTATTTATGGCCTTTGGAGAAGAAATGACTCTTGCAGAGCGTATCGCCAAACTTAAGCAGGACCGTCAAGCGTCCTTAGCAAAGGCTGAGTTATACCAAGAGATGGTAGATTCAGCAGACGAAACCACACCAGAAGCAGAGCTGTCTGCTCTTGACAAAAAGATTCAAGACCAGTTAGCAGAAGTTGAAGACTTCGCTAGTCAGATCAAAACTTTAGAAGCGCAAGCGGCACAACATGCCAAACTTGCTTCTTTACGTGAAGAGATTGATTCTGTCACACCTAGCAAGACTCGTCAAACTGGCCCAGTAGAACATAAAGTAGAGAGTGTTCGTGACCGCTGGCTTGATGACCCGAAAAAGGGTTGGAAGTGTGGTCAAGACTATTTTGCTGACGTGATCAAAGCTACACAAAGTAAAGGTCAGCTTTCACCTCAGTTGAGCTATCTCCAAGTCAATGAGCAAGG